GTAGAATCAGAGACTAGAACAGATACCGCATTTGCGCCTGTCATCCCAACTTTTAGAAAAATGGGTAGACCCCGAAAGGTAGCAAATGTCTGAGATAGATGCTCGTGATTTTGGTCGGTTAGAGGCTCAAGTAGAGACTCTACATGGTCAGGTAACTCAATTGAGTACCGATGTAAAAGCCTTGCTTGAACTAGCAAACAAAGGCAAAGGTGGCTTTTGGATGGGAATGACTATTGCCTCAATCATGGGCGGGGTCATTACTTTTATTGCTGATAAGCTGTGGAAATGAAAGAAGGACTCTTATCAGGCAAGGTTTGCCCACTTCCTACTCAGGATATTCATATCAACCTGAAAAACAGAAACCATGCTTTTAAAGAGTATGGTTATGGCCCACCTAATCCAGACGAACCCAATGAAGCATTTTGGCTGAAGAAAGCCAAGATGTACAACGCACCTACTGATGTTGTCAAAACCATGCGTTGTGGGAACTGTGCGGCATTTATTCAAACACCAATAATGATGCAGTGCATCAAAGATGGATTGGAAAAGGGCAAAAGCTCACCTAATGAGCTTGACTATGATAAACAGTTTATTGAAGCTGCTGATCTAGGATTCTGCGAATTGTTTCACTTTACTTGTGCAGCACTTCGCACTTGTGATGCTTGGAAATCTGGTGGTTCAATCAAAAAGGACTGATATGAAGACAACTAAACCCAAAACTCCCCCTACACCCCCTAAAAAGGGTATTCCTATAGCAATCATGGTTGCAGTTGGTAAACCTAAAGGTATGCCTATGCGTGGTGGTAGAACTGCCGCTAACTTTATGAAAAAATCTTCAAGAGGTAAATAATGTCATCTTTAACTGCTCCCATCACGCTTCTTAATGCCGTTGGCGCAACTGGTGCATCAACAGCCGTTCAGGTTGATTCTGGTCAACCAGCGTTCTTACAAGTTTCTGGTATTACATCAGCTACTGTTGCATTACAAGGTAGTCTTGATGGAACAAACTGGTCAACTTTGGGAACTGCATTGACTGCTAATGGCATCGTTACTGTCCAAAATGCACCAACGTACTTACGAGCAAATTGCACAGTTTATGTAACAGGCACGATCACCGCAAAGGTTATGTACTAACATGAAAACCAAAGCCCAAAAGAAAATTAGTAAGGTCATGACTGAGTATGGCAAGGGTGAATTGCACTCTGGCTCTAAAACTGGCAAGGTTGTGAAGTCTCAGAAGCAAGCAGTTGCTATTGCTTTGTCTGAAGCTGGAATGACTAAACCTAAAAAGAAGATGAAAAATGGCTACTAAACAAGGCTTGTATGCCAACATTAACGCAAAACAGGCTCGTATCAAAGCGGGTTCTGGTGAAAAGATGAACAAGGTTGGGTCTAAAGCCGCACCTACTGCTGCTGATTTCAAACAAGCGGCAAAGACTGCAAAGAAGTCCAAAAAGGTGAAGTAAATGAAAACACCCACTTGGCAAACAAAAGCTGGTCAAAATCCAAAAGGCGGCTTGTCTGCCAAGGGGAGAGCGTCTTATAATCAGGAAACTGGTGGTAATCTTAAGCCTCCAGTTTCTTCAGGGGACAATCCCAGAAGGGCAAGTTTCTTGGCTCGTATGGCTGGTAACAGCGGTGCTGAGTACAAGGATGGTGAACCAACAAGACTGCTTCTTTCGCTCAAGGCATGGGGTGCTACCTCAAAGGCTGACGCAAAGGCAAAAGCTAAAGCTATATCCGACAGGAACAAAGCAAAGGCTGGAAGCAGATGACTTATCTTGAAACTGTTAATGATGTTCTTGCTAGATTGCGTGAAGCAACTGTATCTAGTGTTACCCAAACAACCTATTCAACCCTGATTGGCAAGTTTGTCAATGATGCTAAACGTCAGATTGAAGATGCCTTTAGCTGGAACGTATTAGGTCAAGTAATTACAGTCACTACTGCGGCATCTACTGCATCTTATTCTTTGACAGGTGCTGGTCAGAAGTTTCAAGTGATGGATGTAATCAACACCACAAGCAATGTTGGCCTAACTAACATTAGCTTTGTGGATATGAACCGCAAACTGAACTTTACGCCACTAGTCAACTCAATCCCTACTGAATTTGCTTTTGATGGGGTTGATGCCTCATATGACACCAAAGTAAATCTTTATCCAATCCCTGATGGTGTATACACAATCAAGTTTGCCTTGACAGTTCCACAAGCAACATTGTCATCTGGTTCAACAGTTATATTGGTAAGTGATTTTTTAGTTGCTCAGAATGCTTATGCAAGGGCATTAGTTGAACGTGGTGAAGATGGCGGTCTGTCTTCATCTGAAGCCTATGCTCTTTACAAGTCAATGTTAGCTGACCAGATTGCTTTGGAAGGTACTCGCTACCCTGAAAATCAGGAGTTTGTTGCAACATGAGTACTGCACTTGAAATCAACAGCATTTCAGCCCCCGGATTTTATGGGTTGAATACTCAAGACTCGCCTCTTGATTTGAATGCTGGATTTGCTTTAATTGCGTCAAATTGCATCATTGACCAGTATGGTCGTATTGGATCACGCAAGGGTTGGACTGCACTTAATGCCTCAACAGGAAACTTGGGTGCAAATGATGTTGGTGTGATGCACGAATTAGTGCAAGCTGATGGCACATTGACTGTTCTGCTTGCTGGAAACAATAAGTTATTTTATTTGGGTACTGCAAATGCACTAACAGAGTTGACCTATGGCGGGGGTGGTTCAGCACCAACCATAACTGCAAATAATTGGCAATGTGCATCTTTAAATGGCATAACTTATTTTTTTCAAACTGGTCATGACCCATTGATCTTTGATCCTACTGTGTCTACAACCACCTATAGGCGTGTTTCTGAGAAGACAGGCTATGTGGCTACAGTTCCATCAACAAACATCGTTATATCGGCTTATGGACGTTTGTGGACGGCTACAACAACAACAAACAATGCAACTGTTTACTTCAGTGACTTGATTGCGGGTCATGTATGGTCTACAGGCACTTCAGGAACACTCAATGTTAATAATGTGTGGGTGAATGGTGCTGATGAAATTACTGGTTTGGCAGCACATAATGGATTTCTTTACATTTTTGGCAAACGTCAAATTTTGATTTATACGGGGGCTACAACTCCCTCGACAATGACTTTGTATGATACTGTTGAGAGCATTGGTTGTATTGCTAGAGATACTATACAAACAACAAGTACAGATGTTATTTTCTTGTCAAACAGTGGTGTTCGATCTTTGATGAGAACAATTCAAGAGAAGTCACAACCAGAGCGTGATTTATCTAAAAATGTTCGCAATGACTTGATGAACAAAAAGATTCCAAGTGAAACATTGGCTAATATTAAATCTGTTTATTCTGAAAAAGAAGCGTTTTATTTACTTACGCTACCAATTAATCAGCAACTCTACTGTTTTGACACTAAAACAGCTTTGCCTGATGGCGCATTACGAGCAACAACATGGGATTCAATTCTTCCTAAGTCTTTTCTGTCTAAGAGAAATGGTGACTTACTGATTGGAAAAACTGGTTATGTTGGTCAATATACTGGATTTTTAGATAATGCGTCATCTTATAGATTAGCGTATTACACAAACCATACCGATCTTGGCAGCCAATCAATCACCTCAATTATCAAGAAGATTTCTGTTGTGATTATTGGTGGAAGTAACCAGTATGTAACCATTAAGTGGGGATATGACTTTTTGACAAACTACTTGTCTCAGAATGTCTTGATTCCAGCGCAAGGCATATCTGAATATGGAACAGCAGAATACGGTGCAAATGCAACAATAGTTGCATACTATTCTGAAGGTGTTGCATTACAGACACTTATTGCAAATGGTAGTGGTTCTGGAAAAATTGTCCAAACTGGATATGAAATGGATATTAACGGTTCTCAGTTATCCATTCAGAAAATTGAAATTCAATCTAAGCATGGCAAATTGTCATAAGGGGTATAAATGACTGCATACACAAAATCAACTAACTTTGCGACCAAGGATACGCTGACATCTGGCGATCCTCTGAAGATTGTCAAAGGTACTGAAATTAATACTGAGTTTGATAATATTGCAACTGCTGTCAATTCAAAGTCAGATACTGCATCTCCTACCTTTACAGGTACGGTGACAATTCCTACATTGTCTGTTAGTAGTACATCTACCCTAACAGGCGTTGCAACCCTCACAGCCAATCCTGTGTTGTCTGCGGGTACTGCGAATGGCGTGACGTATCTGAATGGTAGTAAGTCTCTTACTTCTGGTACAGGCTTAGTGTTTGACGGCACAAATTTAAACATTGGAACAGCAACAAGCGCAACAAATAGATTTCTGAATGTTCAAGGCTCTGCTGTTGCCAAACCTGTATTAGTTCAAACAACAACAACAACTTCTCTGATAGAGTTTAATGATTCTGGTACTGCAACAAAACCAGCAATGGGTTCGGTTGGAGATGCTTTAGCTTTTTTACCTGCGGGTACAGAAGGGATGCGTTTAACTTCAACAGGTTTGGGTATAGGTACTAGTTCGCCAGCAGCAAAGTTGGATGTAAGTGGTGCTATGAATACAGCAGGACTTATAACAAATAATTTTCCAAGTTCTTCTGGAAATATTGTTGCCCTTAATAACACCGCTGGAGAAAAGTTTGTTGTTGCTGGAGATGGTGGTGGTGTCTTTTTTGGAACTACTGCTGCCAGTACGCATACTTCTTTACGAGTTATTGCGGCAGACAGCGTAGTAAGCACTTTCTCAACTACTGGCCTTGCTATAACTGGCCTTACTGACATTTCTGCTGCAACATCAGGACAAATTAAATTCCCCGCAACTCAAAACGCATCAGCCAATGCAAACACGCTGGATGATTATGAGGAGGGTACTTGGACTCCTGCGGAAGCAAACGTAACATTATCAACTGCTGTTGGTCACTATCAAAAAATAGGAAACAAAGTTACAGCTTGGGGTTATTTGGTATGGCCTGCTACTGCTGATGCCAATAATGTTGTTATAAATGGACTGCCATTTACAATAGCAAATACTGAAGATAACCGTTCTTGTTTTATAACTCAATGTAATGCTGCCTTGTTATTGTCTGGAACTGGTTCTATTATGGGAATACCAAATTCCACACAAAGTCAACTTTTTAAGGCTGACAATAACAGAGCAACAAACGCAAATATGACTGCCGCCACACTACGGGCAACTTGGGTTTATTATGTTTAATTTAAATTGTTAAAAGGAAATCAAAATGTCACTCACCAAAACCACAACTGTTGACCAAATTACAGTTACCGAAAACGGCATAGTCTTGTATCGTGAAGCAACACGCATCATGGAAAATGGCAATCAAATTAGCCAAACCTATCATCGTTCAAGCCTGACACCAGCACAAGACCTGACAGGCATTCCAGCTAATGTTGTTGCAATCTGCAACGTGGCATGGACTGCTGAAGTCATTGCGGCTTATCAAGCGCAAATAGCATCATCACAAACTCAAGAAGCATAACAATACGAATTACAGCATTGGAGAGTAAATTATGAATGCTTCAGAAATCATTAAACGTGATGCACAAAGGAATAAAGTTGATCCTGCTAATGCATTATTGGCTGTGAATAAACTTGTTCAATCAGGTGACGGCATTTTGCTCAAGGAAAATGATTCTGTGTTGCTTCTTAAGAAACTAAAGCCCCATGTTGTTGAGGTTCATTTGTTCACTGTAGATCAGCCAATGATGCTTTCAAAATCTTTACTTGTGTTTTATAAGAAACTGCAAGACTCAGATATTCAGACAGTCTATGGTAAAGCCGACAACCCTCAGATTGTTGATCTGATGAAAAAAATAGGCATTAGAGTTGAAGACTCTGATTTATCTCAATATAACTGGAAGCTCGTAATATGAGACACAATTCATCACTAGCATTGCTAGACATTCCTGATCTTCCTATTGATGCTTTTCGCCATGTAGGGGATCGTAAGATTAAGCCTCAAGGTGCTGTAAATTTTGTTACAGATACTGTTAAATCAGTTGCTGATATTGGCGTTCAAGCAGTAAAACCTGTTGTTAAAGCTGTTGATGATGTTGCTGTAGGTATAGATAAATTTGTTAATGACGAAATTCCCGGCGGTTGGGTAACTGTAGCAGCAGTAGCTGGTGGTACTGCATTGGCTTCTGGCGCATTAGGTGGTGCAGCGGCAGGAACGGCAGGAGCAACAGAGGCTGGTGTTATAGGGGCTGGCCCTGTTGTAACGGGATATGCTGGAACTACCCCTGTAACAATGGCAAATGCTGGTGGTTTATTAAGTGGTACAGCGGGTGCAGTGGGTAATGCTGGCTTGCTTACAGGTGCAACTGCACTTGCTGGTGGAGGTGCATCACCAGCCGCAGCCGCAGCACTTTCTAGTCAAGTAGCTACCTCTGGATTGATTCCAAGTGTTGTGCAATCAGTTGCTGACTTTACTGGTTTACCAACCACCCTAGTTGGGCAACTTGGTGTTGCTGGTGTTCAATCATTAATCAGTGGCTATTCTGCAAGTCAAATAGCAGATCAGCAAAAACAAGCGTCACAAACAGCGGCAGATGCACAAATTCGTGCGGCTCAGATTGCTGCTGATGCGGCTAGATTCAGACCAGTTGGCGTGACTACAAGATTTGGTCAGTCAAACTTTCAAACTGATGCACAAGGTAATGTGATTGGGGCTGGTTACACAGCAACTCCTGAAATTACAGGCTATCAAGACAGACTAAGAACTCTTGCTTCTCAAGGATTGACTCAAGCTGAACAAGCACCAACTGCTTACGCACCACTGCAAACGGGGGCGCAAAGTCTGTTTAATCTTGGTCAAGGATACCTTGCTAAGTCACCTGAACAAGCAGCACAAGATTACATTACTAAGCAACAGGCATTGCTTGCACCTACTCAAGAAAATCAACTTGCGTTGTTGCAAAACAAGCTATTTCAACAGGGTAGAACTGGTGCGGCTACGGCTCAAGGCGGCAACTTGATGAATACAAATCCTGAGATGGCTGCTTACTACAACGCATTGGCTCAAAGTAATCTTCAATTAGGTGCAAATGCTGACATAGAAGCTAGAAACCGCATAACTTATGGCAGTGGTTTGATGACGCAAGGTGCAGGATTGCAGAATGCCTATTACACGGGTCAGACGGGTGCTTATGCCCCGTTTGCCACTGCAATGGATACATCTACAGGCTTAGAGAATCTTGCTCAAAACCCATTGAATCTTGGCGTGAATATTGGTGGAAGACTTACAGCAGGAGCAACACAAGCTGGAAACTTATTAAGTGGTGGAATTACTGGGGCAGCAAAGACAATGTATGATAGTAATGCGTTTAGCCCAAGTGGAAATGTTCTATCTGCATTTTCTCGATCTCCTTTAATAGAAGGCGCATTAAACAACCTATTTGGCGTACAACCTCAACAAAAGTTTGTGGCGTAAAGGAAAAATCATGGCAATTCAATCATACGGTGGTAGTGGTTTATTTGGACAACCTAGTTTTGGTGACTACAGTGGGTTATCTGGAGGAGTGCCTGTTCCAATGACTCTAGAAGAAATCCAAAAACAGTTGGATAAACAACGCTTACAAGATTATGAAAATCTATATGCAAATAAATATGAATCACCAGAGAGTTCTGCTTTTAACGCAAATATAAACTCACGTTACATAGGCTTGCCAACAAACCCGTATGTTAATACGCCTCGTGATCCACTTAGAACTCCTTTATCACAAGCCGATTATATAAAACAACAAGAAGGAAATCCTGTACTAGCAGTAGATCAGATGAGTGTTAACAATGAGCCTAGTTCTAATTTACCTACTGCACCAGTTGCTTCTGTTCAACAAGTTGCAATACCAGCAGCAGCATTAGTACCACAACAATCAATTGTTCAAGGAATGTTCCCTGAAGTAGATGCAATGCAACGTGCTTTGTACCAACAAAAACAAAATGAAGCAATGCGGGATAGGTTTACGGAATTTGCTAAGTTAAGTCCATTACAACAGGCAAGTGTTGGATTCCAACAGGCTGGATACCAGTTAGGCCAAGGTGTTGGCGGTGCTTTGGGTGGTCAAGACCCTCAGTTACAGATGATTGGTTTGCAACAGCAAATCTTGAAAGAGTTAGACCCAAGTAATCCTAATCAACAACTTCAAGTTGCTCAAAAATATGCACAAGTTGCACCTGACTTGGCAATGAAGATTGCTGATAATGCTCGTAGTTCTTTGGTGAAGATTGCACAAGCTAACAAAGAACGTCAAGCATCTGTTGCTCCTGATGTTCAAAAGGCTGAACGAGCTGCATCTATTACTCAAGCTATTAGTCAATACAAGGCATTGCCTCAAACACCAGAAATAGCACAAGCTATTCAAACTTTACAAGCTCAATTAGATTTCCTTAAGCCAAAGGCAGAAGCAACGCCTAATGAAATTCAACTTGCACAAGCATTTGCGGGAGAAAAAGGCGTAAAAGGTACTCCAGAATATAACGCTGAATATGTGTCTCAACTCTTGCGTTTGACAGATCAAAAAGAAAATATCATTGATGTTGGTGTTGCTGATAAAACACGAAAAGTTGTTTATTTTGATAAAAAATCAGATCAACAATTTACTATGGAGCCAGATTCAACTGGTAAATTGGTTCGTACTCCATATAGTGGTGGAATTGATAAAACAACTGCCAAGGTTAGTGCTACAGCTTCTTCAAAACAAGCTGAAGCCGTTAATAAAGGCAAAGTTGATATGGCTTCATCAATTGAAGAAAGTGCATTCTCTGCTTCAGATCGAATTTCACTTGCTCAAAGCCTTAGAGAGCTTGCTCCTAAAGCCTTTACTGGGTTTGCGGCTGATGCAAAACTAACCGCATCAAAAGTAGCATCGGCATTTGGAATACCAACTAAGGGTGGTTCTGAATCTGAAATAATTGATCAAATATTAGGTCAAATGACTCTTGGTTCAGCAGGACAACTGAAAGGTTCATTATCTGATAAAGATGTTCTGTTTTTAAAGAAAACCATTGGTACAAGAGGATTATCTGTTAATACATTACTGTTTGTTGCAGACGAAATTGAGCGTATGGCAGCACAAGATAGACATCTAAACAAAAGAATTAATGAAGTTACAAGAACTGGTGGTAACTTAAATGAAATTAATTTTGAAGAAGAAAAATCAAAATCTGCAAGTTATGTAAAACAACAGATGTCTGATTATCGTAATATTCTGAAGAAAGTTCAAAACAACACTGCTACCTTAGAGGAAGCAACAAAAGCAAGACAAATTCGTGATCAATTGGGGTTGCAATAATGAACTTAGATGAATACATCAAAAATCTTGAATTGGCTGGTGGTAAAACAATCAGTCAAGGTGGCGATAATGCTGCTCAAATGCAACAAACAAGGCAGAAACTTGAAGAAGCATTAATTCCTCAAACTGCCTTAACTCCATCATTTCCTACTAGTCTTCCAGAAGCTGGAGGATTGCTTTTAGGTGTTCTTCCATTTACCGCACCTGAAACACTAATTGGAAAAAGTTTATTAGGACTAGGGAAGAAAGCACCTGCTGTTGTTAGACCATATATTCCATCCTTGGCTGGTTCTACAATAGGCACAACCATTGGAACTATTGCTGAACAAGCAGCTTTACCTGATCAAAATATTTTTTCTACTGAAACTGGAAAAAAACTATTAGAAAATAATATTCAAAATGCCGCATTTGATGTTGGTGGCAATCTTGCTTTCAGTGCATTTGGTAAATTGATTAAAATACCTAAAGATGTTTATGAAAAATTAGGAATAACACCTTCTGGGTTGTTTGGAACTTCTGAACAAGAAGCTCGTAGGGCTGCTCAAGAATGGCTTTCTAAAAAAGGTGCAACTCTTACAAGAGGTCAACTTACTGGTGATTTTGGCACTCAAGCATTGGAAGGCACATTAAAATATTCTCCTGCTTCTAATTATTTTGAACAACAACAAAAAAATGTAAAAGAAGCATTAAATGTTGGTGCAAATGATGTTAGAGCAACTCTAGACACATCAGAGGCTTTTCAAAATGCATTAAAGCAAGGTGAGCCTACTCAAATGGCTATTGGAGATCGTTTTCAAAATGCCATTGCTGAAGCTGATAAATTGATGAAAGAAAAGTTTTCTCCTATTTATCAAAAGATTGATGTAGACCAAGGGTTAAGAGTAAATTTAAAGCCTTTGAAAGAAGTTGCTCAACAAGAATTAGACAAACTTGCTAGAACAAAATTTAAATTTGCTGGCGCAGAACGCAAACAAGTTTTAGAAGATATTTTGAAACAAGATGATGAGGTTACTTTTGGAACTGCTCATGCCTTGAGAAGTGATTTGCTTGCAAGTGGTCGTGAAGCAACCAAAGAAGGTGTTCCATCTACTGTCTTACAAAAAGAATACTTCAATCAAGCGCAAGGTGTCTCTAACCAAATGGACAAGATTATGGTTTTGACATTTGGTAATAAAGAACAAAAAGCATTGGCTCAAAAACTTGGACTTGTTGGAGGTATAGACAGTGCTGGTGGATTGCGTGAAGGTCAATATCTTCCTCACAATATTACATCAATTGACAAGATGAATATTCCAGTGACTGCTGCAAATGCAGGAAATAATGAACTTCTACGCAATTACTTCAATGCTCAAACTAGTTATAAAAATGCAATGTCTGGCTTGTATAGCGGAACAATGCAAGCTGCATTAAAAGCAGAACCATCTGCTGTTGGAGAGTATCTTTTCAATATTGACAGACCTGAACGAATGAGAGACACCTTTGCCGCCATTACTGAAATGCAAAAATACTTACCTAAAGAACAAAGTGCTGGCTTAGTAAATGAATTGCGTTATGGTTATTTAAACAAAATATTTGGTGATCCTAGTGGGATATTGAAGTTGTCTCAAAATTTAGATGACAAAACTTTTAAAGAAGGTTTTGATTATTTATTTAGAGAGCCAACAATAAAAAAACAATTGTTACAAATAACAAATGCTGCCAAATATGGATTAGAAGAACAAGGTGGTTCTAGTATTTTAAGAACTAAAGGAATTGGTGTGGCTGTTACTGGAGCTACTGGTATAACATCAACTTTAGCGTATTTAAATTTACCAGATGAAGTAAAAAACAAGATTGACTTGCCATCTGTACTTTCTAGTGCTGGTGTTTTGTATTTAACACCAAAAATGATGGGCAGAGCATTGACAAACAAGAATTCAATGGATGCCCTTGCGATGTTGGCAAAAGCAGAATCTAATCCTAAATATGCTGGTGCATCGGCAGCAAAAATAGCAGATATGCTTAATAAATCTGGAATCATTGATTCTGATTATTTGACTGAAATAAATCAAATGATGAGCATTCCTAGAGAGCAAACACTAACTCAAAAACAACAACAAAATCCAATTATTAATTTGGATGAATACATAAAAAACCTTGCTCCAGCCCAATAAGGATACAAAATTGATCCGATCACCCTACTTTTTGCCGCCAATGCTTGTGTTGCAGCAATTAAAGAGGGTTGTGAGCTTTACAAACAGGCTAAGACTTCCTTTATGGAGGTCAAGTCTACTGTTGACGAAGCAGCCAAGATATATAAGGAAGTTACTGGATTTTGGAGTAACTTTAGTAACTTCTTTAAATCTAAGGGTAAACCAGCAGCAGTTACCGCCTCCTCCACGCCCAAGTCTGTGGCGAAAAAGAAAGAGAAGTTTGTTGCTGTTGACGAAACCCAACTCAAAGTTGATATTGTCAAACAACTCACTGAATTCTTCAAGATTCAAGAACAATTAGAAGCGCACATAAGGGAAGAAGAAGAAAAGTCAAAGAATGTCTATGACCCTAACCAGAACCACATGGAAGCGGCTCTAAAAAGAGTGATGGCACAGCAGCAAATGGCTGAGTTAGTGGTTCAGATCAGGGAGTGTATGGTCTACCAGAGTCCTCCTGAGATGGGTGCTTTGTACTCAGAGGTATTTGCAATGAGGGAAACAATTCAAGAGGAACAAACTGGAGCAAGGCTAAAACTAGAGGCAGTAAAAAGGCGGGAACTATGGCAACGCAAGGAGGAAGAAAGAAACTTCCAGCTAAAACTAGCGTACCTAGTAGCGACTTCTATATTCCTCCTCTACCTGTGGATGTGGTTACTGTTCGTAAGTCAGTGGAGGAAGACATAGTGGCTTGGATAGCGTGTTGCATATTGATCGCCTTGTTGTTGCCACTGATGGGATTTCTTTATCTTGACATCTTGGAGACTAAGAATGAGGCCAAGGCTCAGGTCGAAAAGGTTGAGAAAATGCGGCAGAAAATTGAGCAAAAAGAAAGGGAGAAAGATAAATGAACATCTACTGTATTTGGGGTCTGTCAATCCTGTTGGTGCTGCTAACAGGCTGTGAAGACCGTTTTAGGTATCCTTGCCAAGACCCTCAAAATTGGCAGAATGCTGAGTGCAAACCCCCTATTTGTACTGCTACAGCCACTTGTCCAGAAATGTTAGTTAAACCTGAACCGGAGAAAAAGTGATGCCAACAATCGTAATGAACAAAAATACTCGCATGACTTCTGACGAAATTGAAGTCAGAATTTGGGCAATCGTAATCTTTTCCTTGACCCTGATTCTTCTTGGATCAGTGGCAATGTTCCTGTATTCAGTCTCATTTGTAACTCAGCCAATGTCAGGCATGGCAGCAATTGACAAGATTTACACGCAGCAGATCAATACCATTATGGTGTTTATTACTGGTGTTTTGGGTGGTGTGGCTGGTCGTTCTGGTGTCAAAGCAATAGCTACTGCGACATCAAAGGCTGAAGTTGTTGACAATGATGAGCCGCCTAAGCCATGAGTCTGTTTAATCCTTGGGTAATCTTGGGTATTCTCATCGCCATTGGTTCTGCCTTTGGCGGTGGATACTCTAAGGGTAAACACGATGAGTTTACTAAACAACAGCTTCAGATTGCTGCTTTGAATGCAGATGCTCGTCAAAAGGAACAGGCACTTGTTGCTGCTGTGAATACCCAATCTAACCAACTAATGAAAGCCAATCAAAATGCTAAACTTTTACAGCAAAAGCGCAATAGTGATATTGACAGTGGTGCTCTCAAGTTGCGGGTCGC